GTTTAATATTATTCCAATCTTCTATCGATACAATTTGCTTTAGAACCAATTGCTTTTCGAGCATGGCTGTAAATAGAGTAGCAAATTTACCGCGCAGGCGAGATATGAATCTAGCAAACTTGAGCTCGTCTCTTGTTACTTCTGTAGCTCTTCCTATCGAAAATAAAGCATCTGAGTTTAATCTGTTTACCGGAACATTGAGAGTTCCATATAACTTTTTCTGGAAATAGAGTACGTCGTCCATCTGACCAAGTGTCTGTCCACCCGGGAGAGTAGTTACTTCTGTACCTCTACCACCCTCTCTGCGAGGAAGCCAATAATCCTCGAGCATGGTCATAAATTTGCGATCGTCCCTAACTTCTCCGGATTGGCCATCATAGACCAAGCGATTCTTGTGCTTAGTCATTATGTCTTTGAGGTACTGCTCTGCCTTCATCTTAGGAAGGTTGCCGACGTCGATGTACCAAACCCTGCGTTCGGGTGCTCTCGCTAGGCGATATATGACGAGAGCATCCTCGAGAGTTCTAAGTTGGTTGAGGGGCTTAATAGCCTTATGCATGTAAGATAGAACCATAGATCCTTGAGTATCTGTTAGTCCAGATACTATGTGAAGAATTGAATCGGCGGATATCTTTAATCCAGTAGCTGCAGGGCCAGCAGTCTTATTTCCGGTATAGAATCCTCTATCATTGAAGATGTAGTACTCATTCTGTATCTTCTGGAGAACTGTCTCATTAGCCATGTCACCTCTAGAGCGAAGCTTGGATACTTCTCTAATCTTACGGATTTTTCTGGGATCTATGTATCTAACTTCCTTGATACCGGCTTTTGGATCTGCCTTGTCTATCATTATGTGATAGTAGAGTCTGCCGTCTATGTACCAGCGACGATATATGTCGTATGCGTGCTGGTTAAAATCTAGAATATTCAAGCAATTAGAAAATTCATCCCTAATTGCTTTCTTTAACTTGTCAGTAATCTCGAGATTATCAAGATTTATGGAGACTATTTCCTGCTCGTCTATAGACATAGTTTCGTTGACTATCTCATCTATAGCTGCATCCACTTCGGGATGCATGGACATCTCTCTATACTTGGTAACTAATTCTGCTTCAGTTCGAACTGTTCCATCTAAGTCAATATATGTGCCGAAACTCGAACCGGCGGCAACGACAACGGCCCCATCGTCTTGCTGTCTTGGTGTAAAAGAAACAATAGGGTCGTTTTCTAATTTTCTCTTAAATTCGAAACCAAATAATTCCATACAAGTTCTCCAAAAAAGAAAAGGGCTAAATTAAACTAGCCCCTTCCTGAAATAATAATATATCAAGAGGCCATCCAGTATTACTTATATTAAGTAGCGATAGGTAGCGTTGCTTGACCCAGATAAGGATTTGCAACTTCATTCGCTGGCAGCCAATAGTCGTATGAGAATGTTACAGTGAATGTTTCAATCTGGTTCTGTGAATCCCAATCTAGAGAGATAGCGTCTACTGTAGTTGGGAATGCTCCAATAATGTCGTATTGACGGATATTACTTCCATCTTTACCGTACTGGATAACACTCATGTCAGCCTTATATGAATTCTCATTGACTGAATAAGCGATGTCTCTCACATTCGATTCTAAGCGATTCATGGAATTTGACCACTTCTCGAACATCGCTCTAACTAGGAAGTCCTCATCGTTCATGATGGTGACTGACCAATCAGCGAATGTTCTATCTCCAGCTACCTTAACTCTACGGCCGAAGTATGGAATTTCCACATTTCCTATTGATGCAGCTGGAAGCTGTGCAGCTCTACAAGTAAATCTGAACTTATCTGCAGAGGATTGATCGGCGCCAACACCGTCCGGAATTCTAAGATATACCTCGAATAGCGCCGGACGTGCTCCACCAAGTGTTAGTCCTCTAGATTTAAAGGTACTAATATTAAAACCTGAAGCCATTTTTATTACTCCTTCTTCTTATTTATCAGAACTTGCCAACTATTTCGGAGAATTGTACGCCAGTTCTAACAGCAACGAAGTTAAGTTGGATATAATTAATCGAGCGCGCTGGCTTGATATAGATATCGCCAATAAATTTATTGCCATCAATTACCTCAGCAGTATTGTTTGTGCTATCGCACACCACTAGATAATCGGTAATACCGCGCCGACCTTGAATATCTCTTAAATATGGTTGAACCAGCGCCTTAAATTGTGCCCTAGTAAAATCATCATTGAATTCAAACAAGAAGAACTTGGCTGCTGTAGCTATAGCTTTCTCGAGAACTATAAAGAGACGACGAACATTGATATGATCGAATGCAGATGGTTTTGTCTGGAGAGTCTTGTCTCCGAATAGTACTGTACCTTGACCAGGGAAAGTAACTACAGGATTAATTCCATTCTTGTAAAGCGTATCGCGATCAGCCTTAGAAGGATTATAGCGAAGCTTGACAAGATTCTTGAGTTGACCACGATTGAATCCCGCAGGTGACCACCAAGGATCTCTCGTATTATCGGTGCGGACACATATACCAGCAATGTCACCATTCATAGGTACATAGCGATATATGTCATTGTAGCGATCGTACTGATACTTGTAACCAGTATCCATAACAGCGTATGAGCTATCATGAACAGCTCCGCGCCAATTAACTATCGAACCAGCTTCATTTCCTGGATTAGATCTTACGATCGCATCATCTGGGGAAATTAGGACTATGCAGTCTTTTCTAATCTCAGCGATATTATCAATGAGATAGTTTGCCAGTTGGAAATTACTTACAGATTGACCATTAACAGAGGTTGTTCCACCGCGTGGTTTACCTTGTAGAATGAATGAAACATCTATGCTCTCGGCTGATGCAAATAAATCATAGGCAGTAGCTAGAGTTGCTAGAGGAACAGTAGTTTCAGTATAGATCGTAGAAGCACCACTGAAAGTATAACTAGTAGTCTGTCTAGTTGAATTAGAAAGACTTGCAGCTAGAGCAGAAGTAGAATATGTCTCGTCATTTATCCACCAAATGTATTTTGAACCCTGGTTGATAACTGTCTTGTAATAGTTACTTGCGCCTGAAATGGTAGAAGCATCTATTGCTCTAGACATATTAGTGAAAGCTTCAAGAATAGTTCCAGGAGTTCCAGTAATTGCACCGTTATTATCAACTACAACAACATGAATCTCATCTACTACAGTGGGGTTGGTGGAAGTTGACTGATAATCAGTGGTTCCTGGAACAGTTCCTATTGCTGTGGAATATTCCCATTGACGCGTCGTAGTATTATTGATTGTTCCACTAGTAGTGAAGTTAGTTGACAATCTATAAGGAGAAGTGAATGTTAGAGTACCAGTCGACACGAGAGAATCAGCTGATACTGATCCTTTTGCAGAAACCTGCAGAAGTTGAGTTCCAATTGATGCGTTACCTACAGTTATGTAGTCACCAACTTTAATTTTACTAAAGTAATTGGCTGCGTATGTATTGGCCTGAAGAACTGTTCCGGAACCACCCGGTGTAACAGTCAGCGTACTAGTAGAAGAACCGATTGTGATCGATAGATTTGCAATAACATCCAGAGCAAGCGAGCTAGCTAGGCCATTAGCATATAGAGTTGACGAGTAATCTGCTGCGGTGTCACAAACAGAAACCTTTAGAGAATTGCCCACCACACCTGGGTTCTTTGCCATCCAGTGCATTGTGGTATCTGAGGGGAATGGAGTAGATTGACTAACAGTCTTATTCTCGTAATCTGTAATATTGCTAATAGTTGGATTGGAAGTACTAATACTTCCTACATTGGCATATGCACTGTATGAATCAGCTACACGAACTACATAAAGACTATTTCCGTATGATAGAAAGTTTGCTGCGGTGAACCAGGTTTCTGCATTATTTGCAGTTGGATATCCGAATGTTGATATTAGTTTTGTCTCATTGTCGATGAGTATACGCTCTCCGATTGGACCTGAATTGAATACACCTGCAATAGCACCGGTTGTGGTAGCTACTGCTGGAACAATAGAGGTTAAGTCAATCTCGGTAACGTTTACGCCAGGGCTAAGTTGAAATGGCATCTTTATCTCCTTCCATGG